TCAAAGTCAGCATCGAACTGCTGGACGACAGCGCATTCCCGCTGGAACCCTACATCGCACAGGAGTTTGCCAATGCCTTCGGCGTCGCCGAGGAAACGGCGTTCTGTGTCGGCAGCGGTTCCGGGCAGCCTACCGGTCTCTTTACCGCGAACGGCGGGACTGTCGGCGTCACGGCGGCCGGTGCAACGGCTGTCACCGCTGACGAGGTTATCTCGCTCATCTATGCGTTGAAAGCCCCTTACCGCAAGAACGCCAAGTTTCTTATGAACGATTCTACGGTCGCGGCGCTCCGCAAGCTGAAAGATGGAAACGGCGCGTATCTGTGGCAGCCTTCCGTCCAGGCGGGTCAGCCTGACAAGCTGCTCGGTTACGACATCTATACTAGCCCTTATGTCCCAGTCATGGCGGCCGGCGCTTATGCCATTGCCTACGGCGATTTCCAGAACTACTGGATTGCTGACCGTACCGGCAGAACCGTTCAGCGTCTGAATGAGCTTTATTCCACCAACGGTCAGGTGGGCTTTGTCGCCACCGAGCGTGTGGACGGCAAGATCATCCTGCCCGAGGGCATTCAGCTTCTCAAGATGCACGCTTAAGGAGGGGTGACCGATGAGTTATAACACAAAGAACTATACCGAGCAGGGCGGTGAGAAAACCGTAATTGGCGGGACGCTGGAAATTCTGGAGGGAGCCTCGGTAACGGGGCTTCCTTCTTCCTTTACTCCTGCCGAGAATCAGGCGGACAGCACCGCTACCACCATTGCTCTGTTGAAGGACGATTTCAATGCTCTGCTGGCAAAGCTGAAAACCGCAGGTCTTATGGAAACCGATACGGAAACCGAGTAAAGGAGGTGCGGTGATGAATACGCTGCTTGAAAAAGTCAAAGCAAACCTTATTCTGGAACACAGCGCGGACGATGAACTTCTGGGGCTGTACATCACCGCCGCTGTTTCCTATGCCGAGAGCTATCAGCATTTGACTGAAAACTACTACAGCACCAATGCCATGCCCGCCACTACAGAGCAGGCCGTTATCATGCTGTCGTCCCACTTCTACGAATCGCGGGACGGCAGCACCGGCGGCTTCTTTTCGGATAACGTGCAGGCGGGTCAGCAGGTGTGGAACACGGTCAATCTGCTCCTGCGGCTTGACCGGGATTGGAAGGTGTAACTATGTCTTTTGGAAAAATGAACACCTTCATTGACCTTATAGAGAAGCATACCATCAAGGACAGCGAGGGCTTTTCGACAGAAACTGATATAATCATCGCTTCTGTCAGAGCGTACCGAGAGGGTCGGCACGGCAATAAGAAATGGGCAAATCGCGCTCAATTTTCCGAAGCCACCGACCTTTTCCGTTTCCGTTGTATTCCCGGCGTTACCGTTACCACCGCGATGACCATTGTAAACGGTGACGGACGCTTTGAGATAACCTCCGTGGAAGATGTGAAGGGCCGAAGGATGTATATCGAAGTACTGGCGAAGGAGGTGAAGTCCAGTGGCTAAAGCAACGTATACGCTGCCGGAGGATTTTCTTATGAAGGTTTCGCGGCTGGCGGACAAAACGGACGAGATTGTGCCTCGCGTGCTGCAGACGGGCGGTGAGGTCGTGGAAAAGAAAGTCCGTTCCAATCTGCAAGCCGTTATCGGCAGCGGCACAAAGGAAGAAAGCCGCTCCACCGGCGAGCTTGTCGGCGCACTGGGCGTATCGCCGGCCATGCTCGACCGCGACGGCAACTTTAATGTTAAGGTCGGCTTTGACGAACCGCGCCGCCAGCAAAACGCAGCGGTGAGGAAACGCAGCTACAAAGAGCGGACGAACGCCATGATCGCAGGCGTTCTGGAATACGGCAAGCACGGTCAACCCGCAAAGTCTTTCTTGAAGCCCGCAAAATCCGCAAGCAAAAACGCCTGCATCAAAGCGATGAAGGCAAAGCTGGAAAGCGAGGTGAACGGTGTATGAGCCTGCTGGAAGAATTGAACAAGGTGCTTGCGCCGCTCATCCCAATTGAAACGGGCGTATTTTCCGGCACTCCGCCCGACCGCTATTTGGTGATCACGCCCATGACGGACACCTTTGACCTCTACTCGGACGACGCACCCCAGCATGAAACGCAGGAGGCGCGGCTGTCCCTGTTCGATAAGGGCAGCTACACCGCCATCAAAAATACAATTGTCCGCGCTCTTTTGAATGCGGACATTACCATAACCGACCGTCGGTATATAGGCCATGAGGACGATACCGGCTATCACCACTTTGCCATCGATGTGGCGAAAGACTATGATTATTTATTGGAGGAACAGTAAATGGCAACGATTGGTCTTGACAGACTATATTACGCAAAAATTACAGAGGCCGCCAGCGGTGACGAAACCTACGCTACCCCGGTGCAGCTGGCGAAAGCCATCTCCGCAGACCTTTCCATAGAGCTGGCGGAAGCGACGCTGTACGCCGACGACGGCGCGGCGGAGATCGTAAAGGAATTCAAATCGGGTACGCTTTCTCTCGGCGTGGACGATATCGGTGCGACCGTTGCGTCCGATCTGACCGGTGCGACGATCGACGACAATAACGTCGTGATCTCCGGCAGCGAGGACGGCGGCGACCCGGTGGCGATTGGGTTCCGGGCGAAAAAGTCGAACGGCAAGTACAAGTATTACTGGCTATACCGCGTGAAGTTCGGCGTCCCTGAAACGAACCTCGCCACCAAGGGCGACAGCATCACGTTTTCCACCCCGACGATCGAAGGCACGATCCTGCGCCGGAACAAGCTGGACGGCAACGGTAAGCACCCGTGGAAGGCCGAGGTCACCGAGGGCGATGCGAACGTCGCGGCGGCAACGATCAGCGGCTGGTACACGCAGGTGTATGAACCCAGCTTTACCGAGTAAGGAGGAACGAAATGGATACGGAACGCACGGCTTCTATCATAATCGGCGAAGAGCAGCACACGCTGCTTTTGACGACGAAAGCGACCAAGGAGATCGCCGGCCGCTACGGCGGGCTGGAGAACCTTGGTGACAAGCTGCTAAAGACGGAGAACTTCGAGCTGGCGATCGGCGAGATCGTATGGCTGATCACCCTGCTTGCCAATCAGAGCATCCTCGTTCATAACCTCAAGAACAAGGATGCGGTCAAGCCCCTTCTTACCGAGGACGAGGTGGAGCTTCTCACTACGCCGTTTGACCTTGCCGGTTACAAGGCGGCGATCACCGAAGCCCTGTATAGAGGCACGAAGAGGAACATCGAAAGCGAATCAGACCCAAAAAACGCGGTGGTCGGGTAACAGACGAGGAACTGTTTACCCGACTTCTTTACTACGGCGTCAGCTTGCTTCATCTGACTATGGATGAAGTGTGGCTGACGCCGTTTGGCTTGCTGCTCGATCTGTGGGAATGCCATAAGCAGTACAACGGATTTGCGCGGCCAAAGCGTACCGTTTTTATTGACGACATCATCCCGGACGGGTTCTAAGGAGAATGCGCTTATGGGAATACAAGAAAGCATACAAGATACTGTATCGATGATGTGATACCGAAAAGGATATGAAATATCGTGCCGATAACGGCAACATTGCGGTTTTTTTCATATATGGTTTGTTGATTTCTTGCCGATACTATGCTATAATGAAGCAGGAAGTCAAGGAGGCGGTTGTATGAATTATCTATCGGTAACAGAAACGGCGAAAAGATGGGAAATGTCCGAGAGAACCGTGCGCAATTACTGCGCCCAAAACAAGATACCCGGCGCGTTTCTCACGGGCAAGACGTGGAATATCCCCGAAAATGCCGAAAAGCCGGAGCGCAGCAACAAGCGTGACCATGCGCCCAAAACGCTGCTCGACATTCTGCGGGCAGAACAGGCGGCAAAGACCTCCGGCGGCATCTATCATAAGCTGCAGATCGAGCTGACCTATAACTCCAACCACATCGAGGGCAGCCGCCTGACCCACGACCAGACGCGCTATATCTTTGAGACGAACACCGTCGCCGCGACAGATGGCACGATGAACGTGGACGATATTGTCGAGACGGCAAACCACTTTAAGTGCATCGATATGATTATCACACAAGCAAAGTATCAGCTGTCAGAGAAATTCATCAAGGAGCTTCACCGGACGCTGAAAAGCGGCACAAGTGATTCACGCCTTGACTGGTTTTCCGTGGGCGATTACAAACGGATGCCCAACGAGGTTGGGGGCAAGGAAACCACCCCGCCGGAGCAGGTCGCGGACGAGATCAAGAAGCTGCTTGCCGAATATAACGCGGTGAAGGACAAAACGCTCACGGAGATCATCGACTTCCACGTCCGCTTTGAGAGCATCCACCCATTCCAAGACGGCAACGGTCGTGTCGGGCGGCTCATCATGTTCAAGGAGTGCCTGCGCAATGGTATTGTGCCATTCATCATCGACGACGACATGAAGCTGTTTTACTATCGCGGCCTGCATGAGTGGAGCGGCGAAAAGGGTTATCTAACCGACACCTGCCGGCACGCGCAGGATCAGTTCAAGAAGTATTTGGACTATTTCAGGATTGAGTATTAACAAATAAATCGGAATTTGTAAGGGGAAAACAAGGAGTGAGCGTATGAACTGGGAGCCTTGGACAGGATGTTATAGATGCAGTTCAGGATGCGATAACTGTTATTTCTACGGCCCGAACGCAAAGCGTTACGGTCAAAATAGAGTCATAAAGACAGATAAATATGACTGGCCAGTAAGGAAAAAGCCAAATGGCGAATACAACATTAAAGGTGAGAAGATTCTTCCTACCTGTTTTGCCACGGATTTCTTCCTTCCCGAAACGGACGAGTGGAGAAAAGAAGTTTGGTCAATGATAAAAGAGCGTCAGGACATTGATTTTCTGATTCTGACCAAACGCATTGACCGCTTTACGGTTTCTCTTCCCGATGACTGGGGCGACGGCTATGACAACGTAAATATCGGCTGCACCGTAGAAAATCAGGCTATGGCGGACTATCGTCTGCCGTTGTTTCTCTCATATCCCATGAAGCGGAGGTTTATTGCCTGTTCACCGCTTCTTGAAAGCATTGATTTGTCGGCGTACATTAAGGGCGTTGACCATGTGACAGTCAGCGGCGAAAACGGACGAGACGGAAGACCGTGCAAATACGAGTGGGTACTAAATATCCGCGAGCAGTGTGAAAAGGCGGGTAAAACCTTTTGGTTCAAGAGTACCGGCACATTATTTGAACGTGATGGCATAACCGAGAGGATTAACCCGTTCAAGCAAGGCTCTTTGGCTAAGGAACTTGATATTGATATTTCAGACGGAAAGAGGCTTTTCTGAAGTACATTCTTTCAGAAATACCGTTACTGCAACCCTTAAAGAAATAGATTTCTCAACATCTTCCCGTTTAGCGGGCAGATAGAACTACAATAAACAACGACATAAATCCCTTTAGGCACTCTGAAAACAGGGTGCCTTTTTCATGCCATTTTTGCGGGAGGAGGTGAAAAGGAATGGCAGATAATTTCGGTCTGAAAATCGGCGTCGAGGGCGAAAAGGAGTTCAAACGGGCGCTGTCGGATATCAACCAGTCCTTTAAGGTGCTGGGTAGCGAAATGAAGCTCGTATCCTCCCAGTTCGATAAAAACGACTCCTCCGTGCAAGCGCTTTCCGCCCGGAATCAGATGCTCAATAAGGAGATCGAGGCGCAAAAGAGCAAGATCGAAACGCTTCGCTCCGCACTGGAAAACGCCGCCGCATCCTTTGGAGAAAACGACCGCAGAACGCAGGCTTGGCAGATCCAGCTCAATAACGCCGAAGCCGCGCTGAACGGCATGGAGCGCGAGGTCGAGCAGAACAACGACGCGCTCGATAAGGCGGGAAACGAGTTTGACGACGCCGGAAAGCAGGCGGACGACTTTGGCGACGAGGTCGAGGACGCGGGCAAGCAGAGCGACGACGCCGGCGGCAGGTTCGAACAGCTTGGCACGGTCTGCAAAGCGGCG